GTCTATCTGTCTTTCCCTCTGGATAGCATCTAAAGTTTTATCTAATTTAATGTTAACTTGCTCTTGAGTTTTTTGACCTAATTTAATCTCATTGAGAGTGCTAAGCATTGTTTTATCATTCTCTTCTAATCTTCTAATTCGCCATTCATGTTCGTGCCGTTTGGTAAATCCAAACATTACGCCACCTACTTTGTGTTAAATTAAAAAGCCTCAAGCATTACACCTGTGACTTTTCATCTTTTGTTTCTGGATATTTTTCTCCAGTGATCAATGCATATTCTTCTTTGTCGATTACACCCATGTCTACGTACCACTTAATTTGGTCATTTTTATAGCAACCCCACACATAAAAAGTTTTAATGTCCTTGAAAGTTGGATAAATCATCTTAATTTTCTCCATTTAAACGTCCCCCTCTGTATTTGTTTTACCAGCTTTTAGTTCAGTCAACTGTTGTGTTAACATAGCGTTTTGTTGCTTTAATTCCATCGCCAAAATGTTTACTTGCGTCACCTGCATTTGCATACTTGCAACCATTCCGCGAAGTTCTTCATCACTCAAATCTGATTCACTTTGTTGGCTTGATGCATTCGGTACGTCTTCTTTTTCAAAATTGCTGTTATATTTAATTTCGCCGTTAGTGAAAACAAACTTTCTAGGTTCAAACTCTTCTTTGAATTTGATAGGCACATTGTTATCATCTACATCTAAACTATTGCGTAATCCGCCAGTATTAACGTATCCGATAACTTCGTTTTTATCGTTTACTGTTACTTTCATTATTTCCACCCCATAATTTTAGTTATAGTAACTTTGTTGGCATTCGCTCCAGAACCTGATGTTTTACCTAAATCAAAGTACACATCGTTATCTATTCTTAAAGTAGTGCTACTTGTTTTGGATAGTAAGCACTCATAAATACCGCCACCGTTGCCGTCTGAGTCAACTACATTCGCTTTACTCAATTGAATCGCGTTAGGTAATGCGGTTAGTCCGAATCCCTCAATAACGCCACCTGGATAAGTTCCACTTACCAACAAAATAGAATAGTTTGTGTACGGTTCAGTTAGATTGATTGTTGTACCTACACCATTTGCGCCACCGTCGAACAATACCGTTGATTTATGTTCATTAGGAACTGTCCACTGTTGCTCAAGTCTGCCGTTTGTGATTGATCGTGTGTAAATCTTTTTAGAGTTATAAGGTGTGAAGTTAAATAGCTTGTTTGTATCATCTTTAACGAATACCGATAAATAACCCTCATAACTTTCAACACTACCTGGTAAATCCGGCACACTTGTTACGTAATAATTCCCAGCCCCCAATGCTTCTAAATTGCCTTTGGCGTTATATAAATTCTTTTGAATTGATTGACCGTTATGTTCTGTTAATTTATGTTGTTGCCAGCTCGTTGTTCCGAATTTATCATCTACATACTGCTTTGCTTGATTTAAAGCGTTGTTAGACGTTTCTTCAACAAATTGCTTAGTTAAGTCACCGTCATTCTTTTTATAAAATGGGTACCATGTACCGCTAATTTTATATTTTGTATATTCGTCGTTTGAATCATCTGGATACCATGTTGCACGTGCCGTACTATCATCAACAACATAAACAACTAACACACCAGATTTGCTTGATGTATAAGTTGATTCATCGAACGAAGAACCGTCATCAACACCATCTTGTCCAGGCTTCTCTAACGTGCCTATATCCGTCTTTTCTGGCGCATCTGTTGCATTAGTAATATGAATAATCCTAGATGTGTTAACTGCGCTTAAAACGCTATCTATGGACTGCTCAGACGATTCAATTGCTTTACCGTAATCATCTGTAAGTTTAGACTTTTGCCAATTTGTTGTTGAATTACCTTTAACAAGGTCAGCGCCATTGATTTGTTGTTCAACTTCGTTAACACGTTCAAAAATCGCTTGCTCTTTTTCAACTATTTTATCGACTTCAGCTGTAACAGCTTGTGTTGCACTAGTTTGCGTCGCAGTAATAGCTTGTATAGCTTCGTTTTGCTTGATTTCGATTTGTTGAATGCCTTTTGTCGCACTATCATTCACTTTTGCTATTAACGTTTGTGTATCAGCCATATTTTGCTTTAATTGGTTAAAGTCTTTACCGACAGCTTCGATAGTATCTTGAATAGATTTGATATAAACAAGCTTTGTTATACCATCAAACCCACTAACTAAATCATTTTCAATATTGAAGCTAAATTGACGTTCAACAACAACATTATTACTCCCGTTTTGTGTAAAGAATGCCTGAGCATGCACCTTGCCTGAATGTTTTAAAAATTCATTCGGTATCACATACTGCAAACGCCCATTAATTGCGTCTACTATCGTTAATTCGTCTGAAATATAAGCGCCTCTATCTACGTTATAATCATCGGTTTTTAACACGATAGATGTTTTAACATGTTCAGAACTTATAGATAACGGTCTGTTATTCTTAGTTACTGCAAAATTTAAAACACCAGTTCCTCTATCTGATTCATAGAAACTGATGTTTGTGTCAATAACCGGATTATATTGTGATGTTGTTTGTAACTCGATTAAGTTATCATCTTTCGAAAAATTATCTACTACCATTATTCAACCACCTTTCCCTCGAATAAACTCCATTTACCAACGCCACCAGTACCAAAGTTTCTAACTAAAAATTGATGTGCAGACGGGAAGTTATTACGTCTTAATACTTGTGTTGTGTTACCTGGTGTATTCGATTTTACTTCTAATATCCAACCTGCAATACCTTTAAAGTCTTTAGGAAAATCAGTAAATCGTTTTGATTCTTCAGTAGTGATATAGAAATCTAAACCAACGATTTTTAAATCTGATAATTTTGTAATATTCTTAGGGATATGTTCCCAATAACCGGCGTTTTGCGGACAGAAATTCCATGCTCCGTTGTTTTTCTTATTGAAAATGTCAATGACACGTTCGAATTTAAGCATATTTCTACCTGTGCTGTTTCTGGTAAGTACTTGTCTTAGAGCGCCATTATAGTGTCCAGGCAGTACATCAAAGAACCAACCTGCATCTCTAAACGCTTTCGGTAACGGGAAATCTAACGCATTTTGTGTGTCTTGCGTATAGATATAGTAATGACCAACTTCCGTAATATCACTTAGATATGCTGGGTTCTGTATTGGTAACGGTTTAACACGTCCACCTGAATCAGTCATCGATACTTGAGGTGCAATGTTTTTTAAGAATTGGTTAACACCTCTTTGGCCGATAGAATAAATTGAGTGATGTCTGTTATTACCAGGTCCAATAGTTACCCCTATTAAAAGTGCTTTACGTCCTGTTTCTAGATCGTAATACATATCTAGACCCTCAGCTTCTTGGAAGTCTCCTTTAAAGTTATTATTCACACCGCCAATATCGATACGTCGTTTAAATAACAATTCTTTTGTTTTTATATCGAAACCTTGTAAGTAGTTAGGGTTGGCTGTATTCGAATCACCTGTATACCAATATAAGATACCTGCATCATAAGTGATACCTTGCATAGGTTGTGTATCTGAAGTGTATTCCATAGGTATATCCATTTGATACAATACTTTGTCTATACCTTTATCAATATCGTCAGCACTTCTTACTTCAATGAAATTCAATGAATTCTTAGCTTGTCTTTCAGAAGCTTTATATTCACGTCTGAAAATCATTAAATTTTCTATAGGATTATAAATCGCTGACGTATATCTGTCGTTAAATATATTCGGCATGACATCTTGCATTTCATTACCATAAGTTATTTCTCCAGTTCTATATTGGAAACGTACAAACTTGTTGTTTTTGTTACTGTCCAATACAGCTGAATAAATCCATAATTCTCCATCAATGTATCTATACGCATTGTGTGTACCGTGACCGCCATTTTTAACAAGCAATCTATCAATAAATTGTCCGTTAGGCTTCAATCTAGATAACATGTAATGATTGCCTGGACGCGCTTGTGTCATATAAATAATTTTTGTTCTAGGGTCTATCCAAAATGATTGCATTACTGCGTTAGTATATGGCGATAAATCTGTGATGAATTCCGGTTCTTGCTCTTTTGGTTCGAATCGGTATTCTGTAGCTCGATATTCTTTATAGTGTTCATCTACAGCTTTCTCAACCTTTTTAGTGAAAGCATCTAGTGTTGAATAATCATGATACAAACGATCTTGCAATGTCTTATGACCATAACCTGTATTATCAATACGCGCGTCTTTTACTTCATTGATACCGTCGCCGTTATGGCCTAGAATCATATTGCTAAAACGGCCATTTAAATACGTTAAATAATCTTCAACACTGTCATTCAAGTATTTAATTTGTTTCGCTGAGTGTGCGTATATTTCTTCTTTTTGATGGTATATAAACATTTTCTCAAGTTTGCTCATACCTTCATCTAACAAGCGATAGTTATACTCATGTTGAGCAACTATTTTCCGACCTGTCATTGAATGTAAACTTGTAATTAATCCGTAAGCCATTGGTTGCCTCCTTTAGTCGTAAAAACTGTAATAATCCTTGATTAACTCGTACATAATAACCTCGTGACCTTTTTCGTTAGGGTGTAAGCCGTCCTCCATGCTCGCTTTCCTAAAAGCTGGATTGTATGGCTTAAAGTAATCTGTGTGATATGCGTCAAACACTGGTACATCTAACTCACTACAAGCTAATATTTGAGCGTTTACATAGTCCTCAAGTGTTAACCCTAGTTTGTTTTTGTCCGTGTCTTTACGGCGTATCGTTGTGCCACGCATAGGACATTGTTTAGTAGCTGTCATTACTAGTATTTTTGAATCTGGGTTATTTTTTCGTATAACTTCAATTGCAGAACAAAAGGCACCATAAAACGTTTTAGTGTCCGTTTTATCAGTGCCTATCGGTACGCCTGCCCAATAACCGTGTAACCAGTCATCATCAGTGCCTTGTAATATGATTAAGTCGCCTCTAATTTGTTCTGCTTGTCTATAAATACTATTTTCAACGTTGTTTGTATCTGTAACAGTTGCCATAGTTGCGCCACCTTTTGCAAGGTTGGTCGTTTTCGCTTTTAATTTCTTGCCTAACATTTCTGTGAAATTAGTTTTTGCATGAGACCCTCTAGCTACAGAATCGCCAATCGTTCCAATAGATTTGATATTTCTTATACTTGATTGACTCGTAAAGTCGTACATGATCGTGCCATTCGCAGTTGTAACTGTTTTAGTACTCATCTTATCGACTTTTGCGTTTATTTTTTCATTCTGCTTAACTAACTCATTATTTATAGATAAACTAGCGTTGACTTTAGCGTTTAGTTCTCTCAAGTACTTAGCTGGGTCTGACTTAGTTGTTTTTACATTCTTAACGTAGTTCGTAGCTTCATGGATAGCTTTTCTATATCTGTCACGCATTGTAAAATCGCCTAATACTACATCTTGTTTGATGATGTTGTTATATGCATCTCTATGTGTAGTAATCTCGACTATTCTTACTAAGTCGTTATAGCCTATAGTTGGTTCGGCCACTCTTACGACATCGCCAATTCTAGGATTAGCCTCTGGAAAATGCTCAGGCTGTGCTACGAAGTCCAAAGAAATAGAAGCAGTGACACTTTTCTTTATCACTAGCTCCATTGATTTTTTTAAAACATCCTCTTTTTTTATACGTCCATCTATTAACGGAGGCGCTTCCCTTTTCCCAATCAGTTGTGCTAATGGGTGTGTGAATTCGAATTGTAATCCAGCCTCTGTAAAAGTTTGTTGACCGTCAAAGTCGCCATAACCTCTTATATATGTGTAGCATTTAGAAGCATCTTCTTGAATCTTGACATTATCAGCATTTACACCTGATTTGATGTAGTAACCTGCTACTTTAGATAATTCATCGTACAAGTGAAACGTCTTAGTTTTAGCTTCATATTCATATTCGAGATGATAACGTTCAAGCCCTTTTTTGAATATCTCAAGCCTTGTGTCTCCCTTACCTAATCCCTCGAATTTTGACGCGTCAACCTTAGTATGCAATACGTACTTATAACTAGTTCCTTTAAATACAGTGTTAAAAAATTCTACGCCTGTGAAACTTTCGTTATATTCTTGGTAAATCCTAGAATTGTTTAGATCGTCTAATTCTTTTTGTCTCGCTTTGATACTAAGTTTGATTTTGTTTCCGATTGTTGATTTATCAAGCATTACTATTACATATTCGTTGAGGTCATCTTCCCCTTTTATATTTGTGATAGTCCACATCTTTGTAATAGCGCCGATTGCGTCGAAAGTGCTGGCATTTTCTATCATATCAATGTCTAACGTACTATCTTCATTCAATTTTTCGTTTAATTTTGTATTAACATGAATCGCATGACCGACGCCTTGCAAACTTTTTAATAATACCGGCATATGCTACTCCTTATCTGTAATATAATTTGTGTCTAAAGACTATCTTTTTCATAAGTCTGTTGGCTTTAAAATGATTCCAACCAGGATACAACACCGGTTGTTCTAAGGTCTTGTTGTATAGGTCAATATTTAAATTGCCTCTATATGTGTGCTTGTTATCAAAAATGATTTTATCGCCTGCTTTTAAATCGACATCTTTAATTACTGAGATGTTTCCTTTATCCATATAGAAAGTGAAACCGTCTTTATCATCAGCTTTAACATCTTCGGCCAATTCAATTTCAACTACATTGAATTGGTTGAATTGTGTTAATGCCACATCTCCGTTGTAATAAACATCTCCAGAACTCGTATTATAGAATGTCATTTGTCTACTTCTATCATTTTCATTTAGTGCTATTCTGTCCGGAACTGACCATTTTTCTAAATCGTTATCACTTTCTAAATCAGTGCTATAGCCGATACTTTCAAAGAACGGCAATTCTGTTGTTTCGAAAGTCAAAGTGAATTCTCCGGCAGTCTTAGTTGTGTCAAAAGATACTTCACTAACTAATCCGACATATAATTGTCTGCCGTCAACATAATCTAATTCAAATTCTTGTTCTAACGGTTCGAACATATTTTCAAATTTGATAGTGTTATCCGGAGTTGCCAATTCTCTTAGGTAAAAGCGACCATAAAACAATGTTTGAATGTCTGATTTAAGATGTGAGGCATAAGCAATTTTAGGTACTTCATACCTCAATCTTAATTCAACTTTTTTATATTCTTCTTTAGCGTAATTGTGAAAACGTCCGTCAACACAATCTAAAGGCGAATAATTCCTTTTGTAACCCGAACCGATAACATTGTAATCAAGCACTCTTAAGTGTTTGTAAGTGTGAGGATTGTCACTGACTCGGTACTTCACACCATTTTTAATAATTTCTACATCATGGGCTATCAATAAACAAACCTCCCTTACATTAAGTTGAAACTACCATCTTTTGCATCCATATCGTCAATGTGAGATTTAATCATGTTTAGATCGCCCTCGTTTCTAACAGTTACATTAACAATAGGTCTATTATTTTCTTTCATACTATGTTGCACATCATTTGTCATATGGCCGTCAACGCTTGGTGTTAAACTGTCGTTGAATCCATCCGTTAACGTTGAACCTAACTCACTTGTAAATGTTTTACCAAAGCTAGTAGCCATTACTTTAGCTTGTGATACCGCTAAACCTTTACCTAAACCACTACCTCCGCCGTGTCCACTTACAAATGAAGTTACAGAGTCCCACGCTGATGAAATCGCATCGCCTACCGCGCTTACTACTTTGTGCGCGGCGTTAGCTACACCTTCTGCTACTTTGCCTATTAATTCTGCTCCGGCATTTAAAAAATCGCTGAAAAAGCTTTTAATCTTATCAAGCGCGTTTTTCATGCCGTCGCCTACATTTGAGACAACTCTTTTAAATCCATCAGCTACTTTACTTGCGAAACTTGTAACTGTATTCCAAATATTAGAAACCCATTCGGAACCTTTTGTGATAATAAAGTTTAGTGCTTGCCCCATTTTTTCAGCTACACTCGAAGCCACTCGACTGAACCAGCTTGTAACAGTGTTCCAAATACTGCTAACAAAATTAGTGATTGTACTCCATATCTGTGACCAACTTGTACCAAACATAGAAAGTGTTCGATTCATTACTCCAGTTAAAAAGCCGATAATTGACTCCCAAACTGATTGCATGTATTGCCAAATCGTATCAAGTACATTGGTAATCGTAGTTTTAATTGTCTCCCAAGCACCTGAGAAGTCGCCAGTAAGCAATTGAATTAAAGCAGTGAATAAACCTACTATGATTTGGACTGCTACGGATATCACTGTTCCTATGGCTTGGAACGCAATTGTAATTAAAGTCCACAAACCTTGTATGATATTCATAACATTTGTAATAATGCCTATTACCAAAACACCTAAGACTTGCATGAATATTTGTCCTAATACTTGCAATATAGGCATTATCGGTTGTAATGTTGATTGGATTTTGCCCCACAATTCAGTTAACCAGCCAACTACACCTTGAATCGCACCGGAAACTGCTGTTTTAATACCGTTCCAAGCTTCTGTTATTGTTTTTCTGAAATTCTCGTTTGTTTTCCATAAATAAACAAGAATACCAATGAATACACCAATGACTGCAACTACTGCTAATATTGGCCAAGAAATACTTGTGAAAGCACCAGTCAATAAACCGAACGCTTTACTTACCACCCCAGTTATTCTAGTTAAATCCAGTATTCTTTTGACAACATTCAATAAAGTCATACTAAACACATTACTTAACACACTGCTAACAGCTGCGATCGGAGCCATTAAAGCCCAAAATACGCCACCTAAAATACCGATAACACCAATAATCTGCGCTACTGCTGGATGTGTTTCAAACAGCTTAGCAATGAAACCAGCTAAATTAGTGATGAAATCTAATAATTTACTAGCTATAGGAGCCATTGCAGTACCAAATGCTACTAACGCTTTTACGATATTACCGATTAACTGCATAATAGTAGGACCATTCTCTTGAACGTAACTGATAAAGTCTTTGAACCCTTGTGATTGTCCTACTTGTTCTGACCATGCTCTGAATTGAGAAGTTAATTTAACTAACCAATCAAAAATATTAGAACTGTTTTGAGCAAAAGCAATCATTAAATTACCAATACCAGCGAACACATTGCCAAATATCTGACCAATCTTAGGTAAGTTAGTGGTAGTGTAGTCAATAAACGCTTTAATAGCATTCTGACCAGCCACACTATTAGCCCAATTTTGGAAAGCTATGGACATGTTCTGTAGTCCTTGAGACACAAATTTGAACAACGGCATTAATTGAGTGAAAATGTTAATTAATCCGTCGCCAAATCTTCCTGCAGCGTTCAATAAATCTCCGAAGATTGCGCCACCTATGCTATTCAATGCTTCAAATGCTTTCTTAGTTGTTTCAGAATGTTTAACCCAATCCTCAAACTTTCGTGCGTTTGCTTCAACCAGCATAGATACTTCAGATAAGAATGGTTTTAATTGAGACATCGCACTTGTAACACCTCTGATACCTGCTGACATCGCATTAAAGATACTTGCTTGATTCTCTTTAACAATATCACGCCATGTAGTTTTTAACTGATCGCTCGCATCTCTAAAGTTTTGAACTTCTTTTGTTACTGCCAATGTTCCATCTTCAACCATTTTAAGAGCGCTAATAGCCATTGCACCAAAGCCAACAACTCCAAGACCTGCGACAGAGAATGCGCCAACTAAACCTAAAACGCCACCACCTAATACACCAACCGCATTAAGTACTGCCATTATTGCAGGTACTAATCCGGCAATCACTGGTATCAATGCTTGTATACTAGCAATCATTAAGCCTTTAACTTGTTGTGCAAAAATTGTACCAAATGTACGAATTTTAGTAGCTAGCGCGTCCATTTTCTCACTATAATCAGTTAAGGACTGATTCAGTGCCTTAGTTAAAATTTGGGTTTTTGTCATACCTCTCGTATCGAAATTAACTTTTATTGTTTTGTTGTGTAACGTGGCCAACATCGTTTTTGCACTAGCAATTGCACGTTTTAACGGTGAATTATTACCATCTATTTTAACGTTATGTTCACGCCATTTTTGCGCCATAGCTTTAGCGCGTTGTAAGGCTCTTTGGAATCTTGAAATATCTGCTTTTACATCTGTTTCAATTTCGTTTGGTACAGACGTCTTTGCTAATCGTTGAGCTTTCCTTACGTTGCTTTGGAAATCTCTAATATTGGCCATAATCTTTGCCATAAAATGAGTATCCAAAGGCTAACCTCCTTTCGATTCAAGGAATTTTCTTGTACCTTCTTTGAAGAGTTCACGTCTTCTTTTTTCTTCTTCTAATCTAGCTTTTTGTACACGAGCATAGCTACCAGGTTCTCTTATTTCGTAACGTTGTTTCTCAATGTCACGAATCATACTAGTTAGCCTCTTAGAAGCTTGTACTAAGCCGTTAGCTTGCGCTTGTTCAATTAATAATTGTCTTTGATCTAGGTACCTATCCTGACCACCAATAAGCCAATCACGCCATTCAGCAGGTGTTAGTGCTAACAATTCATGTTCAGGGATATATCCTAAATATCTAGCTGTCAGTTGCCTTATTTTTGAGTAATCGTGTAAGGTTCTGCGCCCATGATTTCCTTGTAATTCTCTTTCATCATTTCTATGCCTGCTTTCGTCATTTCTTTGTCCTCGCTTTTGGCCATATTCGGTGCTTTGTTCAATGTCATCCAGTACGAGCGACTCTCCCTCTTGAAAAAACCACTATTGTTAAGTTTGTCCAAAGCCCCTTGTAATAACGGCAAAGTATCCTCGTTTTCAGTGATGAAATCATCAATCGCTTTTTCTAATTGTTCTCGAGTTGGTGGGTTTTTTAAATAAGCAGTAGCACATTCCCAAAATTGTAAAATCGCTTTGTTTCTAGATTCTAGCAAACCGTTAAAGATAACATTGAATCCTGGCATTGCTCCTTTTCTCCCATCTTCGCTATCTTCTGAGAATTTTTCAGCTTTTCGGTCAAATGCAAATGTTACTTTTGCTTCTACTTCGTAATCTTTTTCTCCGTCATTAATTTTTAATGTTGTAATTGGATTAAATTCAGTCAAAATATATACCTCTTTTCAATTTTTTTATAAAAAAATAGGGAGCTTACGCCCCCTTGATCTATTAGTTTACATAGAATGGTCTTCCGTGTGTGAATCAGATACAACACTAGCTTTCTTTTGATTCTCGAATGTTCCGACTTTTTCGCCGAATTTTTCGTATTCAACTGTAGGCGCACCTGCAGCTTCAAACCACTCTTTCGGCAAGTTATCTTCAGCACCTTCTGCTGTATTCCATTTAACTTTTAATGATAGTTCGATTTTGTCACTTTCATCATCAAATGACATTTCAAATGATTCTGGAACAACATAACCAAACATTCCGTGATGTTTACCGTCTGCACGTTTATTACGCTCATAAAGCCATATACGCAACTGTCCACCTGTTTGTACAGCGTGTTTCACTGCTTCAATTCCTTTATCTCCAGGCACATTACCAATTGTTAATTTAAATGATTCTGACATTGCATTGGGAGAATAGTCCGTTTTACCGCCTCGTACTATTTCAGCTAAATCATTTTCAATCGTATGTCCACCTTCTTGTAAGTCAGCTAATAATAAAGATTCTACTGGATCTAAGTCAGTTTCAGCTGGACGTACAACTGCTAAATAGTTTTTTTGCGCCATTTAATACACTCCTTCGTTTTTCTTTTTATGTCTGTACTTAAATAAAAGCCGTATCGTGCCATGCTTAGTAAACCTGTCTATATCAGGGAATACTGCTTGACTATCGATACGGCTAAATTGAAACTCGTAATTATCTATTTCTATAGGTCTGTTAAGCACATAACCTATCGCGCTTAAAATGAGCTTAGCCTCGTATTGTGTAGCGAACTGTGAATACACATGTATGACAATACCGACTGTTTCTCTCATTGTTGCGCTAGATTCGTTGTTAGTGACGTTTGATTCACCCACAACAATATATGGGTAAACAGCGTCATCTTGAACAACGTCAAAGACCCTATCATCAACTAGTTTGTTAATGTTAGGGTCTGAGATTAATCTTTTATATATTTGATTTGTAAGTTCAGGCTCAACTGATACCCACATATTTAACCACCTCTATGAAAAATACTGCTCGAATGTCTTGCGTCCTGCGTCAATTGCAGGGTTCCAAAATGGCTGTGGCGCTTGACCATATGTTGTGTACCATTCGCCGTCATCACCTTTAAAACTCCACGGAATCTTTGTAGCACGACTACCACCAGGACCAGTAGCATATATACCAGTACCGTATTCAACGTATATTGCATAATCTGCGCCGACACTTATAACACTGGATAACCCACCATCGAAATATTTAAAGTCAATACTTTCTTCTAAAAAACCTAAGTCAACAGGAGCTAATGCTACAGCAGTGTTGTAAATCTTCGTCGTTGTTTTAGCAATACCTTTTTTAACCCACTCTTCTATTTTCTTATCGAACTTATCCAATTCAACAACCATGCTATCAGCACCGTACTTAACTTTTGCCATATGGCACCTGCTTAAGTCGTAGTAGTTTAATTTCATGTTGTCCGCCCTGATCTACAGAATCGCCTACAATACTAAAGATTCTACCCTCATACTCAAATAAATTGTTTTTAGCTATTGGTAAGTCGTAAGGTACATATAGGTTTCTGTCATATTCTTGTGACATTTGATGAAATTTTAGTTGTTCAGATGTAGTAGGCGTATCCATAAATCCTTTAATTGTTTTATCGCTTACAAAGCGCTCTTGTATAATTGGATACTCTCCTACTTTTTTGATACTTCCAATAGAAATAGTGTGAGGGAATTCGTCGTATGGGTTAAACACAAACAACACCTCTACCTTATTGATTTAAACGGATGAAACTTTGCTCGTTTATACCTGTTTAATACTCCACTAATGTAATCAGGGACACCATCGTTATAAGTGTACGACACTGTCCCCATACTTCTTGACTTTAAATTCTTTTTAACTTCAGGTCGTTGATAATACTCTAGGACGTCTGCGACATACTTTTTGATTGAGTAAGGATAAATGACTTGACCATCTTTCATAAAATCATTGTTTGTTATATCCCTAACATCTTCTAGTATTCCGTCAACTTCCATCTTAAATATTTCTTCTTCATCACTTTTAACTTCCACTCCATTTTTCTTGAGTAAAAGTTTAACATCTTCATAAAGAGTCATTTTTATCACTCGCTCTTATCAGACGTAGTACGGCGTGATTTAACCTCTTTGTAACCGACAAGACTGTAATAAGAGTCAAACGCCTTCTTTGTAACAGTAATAGTCATATTGTCTTTTTTTACCTTAATCTCTTCTGCAGGATTAGCCATCATATCTCCTCCTATTCAGTTGGTTTAAGCGTTGCGAACGCTTCTGGTTTAACGTTCATGTATGCAATATGCATCGTCGCACGTAAAGCGAACATATCACGTTCAAATAATGATACTGGTTGGCCAGAAGCATCTGATGCTTGTAACGTCGTTAACGTGGCATCTTCAGAAATTGCATACTCAATACCTTGTAAGATACCGTAACGTGCGTAATCCCAATCACCCATTAGTGCTAACGATTTCTTTTTGTCGTATACATCCGCTCCAGTATAAGATAGTGGTAATCCCATAATCTCGTTCCCGTTAGCATCAAATAATGGTCTGTCATTAGCATCTAAAGCATTACGCATTTTACTTCTGAATGAACGTGTAGTTAATACTCCGTTTGGATCTAACTCTTCATCTTCAATAGTAGCCATTAATGCCGAAAGGTCTACGTATAAATTATTAGTATCTGTAACAACGTTACCTTTCTCTTCTGCGCCTTCAACAAGCGGTTTACCACTAGTTGAAGTGTTGTAAGGTGATTTAGTACCAAAGATAACAGCTTGGTCAAACGCTTTGTAAAATGCCTCTGCAATTAGAGGTTTAACCTCATTAAAGAAATCTTTTGCAGTCCATTTAAGAAACTCTTTTGATAACGGAATAATTACACCAATTTTCTTAGCTTCCATTTCTGCTTGTGCATATTCAGGCTTAGAAGTTTGAATACGTTCCGTTTCTGATACCCAGTAGGCGCCTACACCTTTTGCTAAGTAAGTAAATTTTTTCTTTTGTGCTGTCATTGGCTCATTTTTAGCTAATTTCATAATTGCTGAATTAGCCATAATGTCTTTCATGATTAAAGTACCTTGTTCTGCTGGAATAACGCCGTTTTTAAAATCCGATAAAATAACATTGCCTGGCGTGTATGTTGGAGTTGCCATATTTTATTACCTCACTTTATTTTCTAATATTGATTTCTTTCGCCATTTCTTCAATGGACTTTACATTTGAAGGGTCTAAATCTTGATTTCGTGATTCTTTAACATCTCTTCCACTCGATTTAAATTTAGACTCAACACCTTTTTGAACATACTTGTCAAAGGTTTCTTTTAAAGCTTTTAAGTTTTGCTCAGTATCTTCATCAGAATCGCCTAAAAATCTATCAACTAAGGATGTTGGTAAATTTAGTTCCTGCGCTTTACCTAGCGCGTTACTTCTTAACTTCTCACGTTTTGCCTCTGCGTCGCGTTTTTCTAACTCTTGTTCAAGAGCACTAATACGTTTTTGTTCTTCTGATTGCTCAGGATTACGCTTCCGTACTTCTTGTTCGATTAGATCCTCAAGATTTTTCTCTTTCCATGATTCTAATCCTTTCGAATGATAACGATCTAATTCAGGTTGAATGAATCGTTTACCTTCTTCTGTATCTAAAAAGCCTTTAACGTCATCAACAGACACCGTCTTAAGTCCGTTTAGATAATCTTTTACTTCTTTATCGTCTTTGTGTTCTTCAAAAAAAGACTTAACTTCTTCGATATTCATATATCAAAACTCCTTTTTGCCCTTCGCGTACCCTAACAGTCCGAAAAGTGCATAATAAAAAGCAGTTTAACGACATGCTAAGGTCGAGTAGCAAAGAGACAACTAAAAAAGTGTGAAATCATTATTTTTAGCATTTTCTTCGCTAATAGATGTTTTAACCATATCTAAATCAGCTTCATTTTTAACTGTTACGTTTACAACAACTTTTTCGTTTTGTAACTCTATTATCTCTTCGTACAAGGATTTAATGTGTTCTAACTTTTCTATAGCTTCGCCAGTATCAACATTTACTTTTATTTTAAAATCCATATCAATTACCACCTTTTCGCTTATATTTCTCCCACTCACGATAAGTCATGAATGGTATAACTTCGTTTTCACCATCATCATTACGCACTCTCATCACAGTTGGTAATTCATCTTCATCAATGTAATAGAGTAATTTACAACGACAATTAATATTCTCTTTCGCACTGTTTACACCGATAAATAGCTTGGGTGCCTGTCCAACACATCCACTTGATTGAAAGTTTTGGTCTATTTCCACTGATTCCCCATCTAAATGACGATGAGTATCACGTGTTCGTGTATCTTTAGTAGCATGCCAACGTTTCTTCATCTTCAAACCGTTATCTTTAGCAACCATTGCGCTATCAAGTCCAGCTTGTGACATTGCTCTGCCTGCTTCTGTACGAGCCACACGCAATGATTGAGCTTTAGACATGCCGACATCATCACGTATTGCTTTAGCTATCTTAGAGTAACCCTCTCCACTCATAATACCTTGTGTAATGTGCATACGTATCTTTTTCAATACTTCATCACGATGTTTTTGTAGTGTTGGCATTAAACGAATGAACTCAATAGGTTGTTCAATAGCTGATTTGATTACCTCTTTACTCGGAACATCAAACTGCATAGATGTTTGACTCGCCATTTCATATAAATAAAGGCTCATAAGGAATTTTTCTATATAAGCATCTTCTTGTGACTTCTGAATCATCTTAGCTACTTGCCTATAGTCATCAGTCAACATTGTACCTATACGAGTTAACTCCTTATTGAGCCTGTTGTATTTATTGAATTCAGTCCATGTAACATACACATCATCATTTTGATATTTCTCAAACATATCTGCGATGATTTGTTTTATCTCTTTAAGTCGATTAGCAAATAGTTGTTCTATTGGTTTTTCTGCTTTAGAGATTAAACCCTCGATATACTCATCAATATCATTCTGATTGGTTATTTTGGGATTTGTCATTTGCGTCACCTTCATCTATGTCAGGTAATTTGTCATTAAATTCAAGACTTTCTTTTTCCATTTCGTCTAATTCGTAATCAACATCATCAACTAGTTGTGATTGTCCTAACCTTGTTCGTTCTGAAACTTGTCCCTTCAGGTTAATTAGCACTTGTGATTCTTCTAACTTATTAACTGGAATGTTACGAGTGAACTTAAATATCAGGTTTAAATAACTATCATCATCCAAGTTGTACCCTTTACGCTTTAATGCAGATAAAATAACTTTGAATTGATACCTCAACATAGCTGTCATCTTACGCTCAAACGTCATACACTTGTTCTCTAAAGCCATAAGTTTAAGTTTCATTCCAATGATAGGTACATTTCCGTTAAACTCGTCAGAATTAAAGTTTACTGACTTTGCAAAACGCATGATATTCTTTTCGATTCGATCTAAATGGTTCTCAATCATTGTGTCATTTACATCTTTTGTTAAGTATTTAACGTCCATATCTTTGTCGAACAACTCAAATGCGCCACTCTTTTGTGTTTCTTGAATCATTTCTTCACTCATACCCATACCGCGTAACACAAGGTATGCTAAACGTGTCTGACTAATCTCACTTGATGCATCGCTCATTGTTAAATCATATGCGTCAATTAAGTGAATAACCTTTTCAGCATCTCCTATCATCTCTTTGTTGTTAGGTACACCAAACAATGGATTGTAATCAAATAAATGTTCATATCGTCCAACTTCTTGCAAAGCGTCAATACCTTCTCCTCGAAATACATAATAATAAGCATTATCGTAAAACTCTGCGTACACATAATCAGTGCCATTATCATCATCTTTTTCATAAAAGTAGCGCAATGAGTATGTAGGTTCTAAAATATTGTCGCCAACAAAAATAACATTATAGGGATCTATATTCTTAATCCTAATATCACCATTCGTATCAATATATGCTAACCTAGCACCATATCCGCAAATTGCTGCCATTTTACCTATTTCAGAATCCTCATCATCAACACTATTTCTAATGGCAAAGTTGGTTATAAACTTTTTCAACTTTTCGTTTTTTTCTGCGTTTTCATCTAAATCATAAGTAACAGGAACACCATGTAAATAACCAACACGTGTATCAACAATTTCGCTGTCAAAAGAGTTGTTAAGTTTGTTATTAACAGACACGTCTAATCGCCTTACATTTCCACCAGTTTCAAAATCTTCTTTTTCTTCAATTGGTCGACGTTTGAATATTGGTACATAGTCAATATGTGTCTTGTATCTATTATAGAGATTAACCATTCTCTCTCTATCGTCTTTATGTGACTCTATTAGAGCCTCAATATGCTTAGGCAATATTCCTTGTGCTTCAATATCATCTATTAACTTATACAATGTCATTTCCCCCTCCTTAATCGTTCAGGTTTAGTATGTGTGTATATGGCATATCTTAACGAGTCCAACACGTCATCAAATTCTTTTATAGGCTCTCCGTTTGTAGGGTGCCAAACATATTTAAATACCTCTTGCTTAAACCTATCCATATTATCATAAAGAACAAGTAACTTGTTTTGTTTGAACAACTTAGCAACTTCCTCTACACCCGATAGTTTACTTTTATCAGCGTTAATTGCACGTAATCTATGTCTTCTAAATTCAGTGATGTATTCAGGTCGTGCAGTATCGCAGTAAAAATTAATATTGCCATATCTACTTACAATATCTTTTGCAATAACCACCCAATCATCAATAAACTTAAATTGGTGTGCGTGCTCCTCAATAAAATAAAAGTTACCATCTATACCTCGTCCTATTAACACAATAGATCCATAGTGCTCGTAACCCCAGTCGACACCAGCAAAGTATTCTTTGATAGGTATGTCGTCCAGTTCATCTGCTTTAATCGTATTCTCATTCAAATCAAAGTCGGCATATACTACACCGTCACCAGACACCCACATACCGTTGATATTACGTTCATAGAACATACCTGATGGTGTTGAAGCCTTAATAGACTCTTTATATCTATCATTAAGAAAGTTATTGTCATCGAGCTTAAATTGGTGACTCAGTATACCTGCTTTAGGATCTGTATTTTTAATATAATCTTTCAACAACCAATGCTCGGGATGGTCAGGGTTGGTATCTACCAATATTCTTGCACCAGTTCCACTACAACGTGACTTAATCTCGTCAAACACCTCTTCATGCGCTAACGACGCTTCATTGATATATGCACCAAACGATGTCATACCACGTATAGCTCCTATACCACTTACTTTACTGTGACCTGTCTGAACCACTTGAACGCCAAATAACATGAATGAATTATATTTATCAAAATTAAACTCAATGCCATATTTGTTAGTTAACTCTATTAGTACGTTTTTTTGAATCGTACCTAATGTTGCACCAGCAAGTATATATTGAGGTGTCTCAATTCCTTCTTCGTCTGCTATCTTTCGCACACGCATTAACTCACGTAAAAATAAGTCATTGTTTAATATTGTTTTACCTGTACGCTTTGCTCCGTGATTAATTAACATAAACCAATCTTGTTTTTGCGTTTGCTTCAATATTTCAATTTGTTTGTCCGTATATAAAGATTTAAGTTTATTCATTGACGATCACTTCCGTTATTGCGTCGTGAAGTTGTTTGATTTTATCTTCTGTTCCACTGTCACCTTTATCTATTTGTTCAATCTTCTTCTCAAGCATCTTAATTTCAGTTTCTATTTTCTTGTTAGCTAAAACTTCGTTACCTAACGTCATTCTATTCATACCATCTAAACTAGCGAGGAATGCATCAGCTGTCGCTTTCTTCACTCCCTCTATTTCAATGTCATTCTTAGCTACATTCTTTAGCCACTCATATTCTTCAAAGGCCTTTTGGCGTGTCCATTTTGATTGTTCAGCTACTTCTTGACGCAATTTTTCGTACCTTCCGGAAACCTTCCGATTTTTAAAAAGTGTACTCGCTTCTTTATCTAGATATTCCCCACTCTTACCTTTAGTCGAATACCCTGCGTCAATATATGCTTTCCGTTGGCTCTTGCCCTCTATGAGTCCTAGCACAAACTTTTCTTGCTTCGGTGTTAATTTAATCAATTGTTTTCACTGTATCACACGCCTTTACGTTAATTACTCTAGTTATTTAAATATAAAAAATGCCCCTACATCTTGTGCAGGAGCTACGTTCAATAAATGTGAAAGGAGGAAAATAGTTATGACTCAAAATGCAAGAATTAAACTACCCACCATATAGGCAGGTAGTAGGTGATTAATAGCGTAACATATCATCTTTTATATGTTTGTCACTTCTCAATCACATCGATGAGAACATCTAATGTGGCTATTACCCCACGTCTTAAGATAATTCTTACAAATCAATTATATAAAATTAATTCACAGTTTAAAAATAGTGTCATTTTCGTCATTTCTGTCATTTTTGTCATTTTCGTCACTGTAGTAGATAAATCTTTTCTGCTAACTCATCACGGCGCGCTAAGAAGTTGTTTCTATTTAATTTAGAGTTAGGCATCTTCTTGATAATCGCATCCCTGTTATAACCTTTCTTCAATAACTCTAAGAAACAAAAGTCAACGTGTCCCAATCTCTGTTGCGATTGATTTATAAACTCAACCTCTTTTAACATCTGAGCATACCTTTTATTTGCTCTCTCAAGCCTCACAACAACATCTTCAACTTTACTTGAGTTTTCCCCTTGTGGTTTCGGCAACGTTGCTTGTATGCCATACTGTGCAATTGAATTGCTATCATATTCCGGTATTACATCAGCTAATACATTACACTTCATTTTATGTGTGCCTATCATATTAACAATTGACTCTTTGCTATACATCTACTCTGACACCTCCGCCCTCATCAAATCAGACTGATCGCTCAACTTTGCGAAGTCACTCGGCGCCTCTACATCATCATTAGCCGTCATCATAATATATACTTGCTCAGTTACATACTTACCTAGCTCATACATTGCTAGTAAGAATAATAGTCTTAATATTTGTTTAATCATTTT